CCTGACCTTTCTCTCCCTGAGATGGCCACAAGCGTGCCTGAATCACCCTTTGAGAAGCCGTAAAAGGCCGTTATGAGCGATGTTGATGCACAGGTCATACCAATCAAACGAGGGGCAAAACAAAAGCCCCTTGTAGGCGCGTTAAAACCTCGCATTCACACGCCCTTTGTAAAAGGCGTATCAAAATCACAAGATGTGATTGATTTGGCTGAGAAAATTGGCATGCCTTTAATGCCATGGCAAAAATGGGTGCTGGAAGACATGCTTAAAATTGACAAAGATGGAAATTGGCAGAAACGCAGTACGGTGCTCTGTGTAGCTCGACAATCCGGAAAAACTCATCTTGCCCGAATGCTTATATTGACACATTTATTCATTTGGCAAAGTAAATCCATAATTGGTATTAGCTCTAATAGAAATATGGCTTTGCAGACCTTTCGGGATGTGGCTTACATAATTGAAGATCATCCATTTTTAAAAAATCAAGTCAGATCTATCCGATACGCTAATGGCCAAGAATCCATAACTACAGAAACTGGATGCAGGTATGAAATCCTTGCAGCTACCCGAGATGGTACTCGAGGTAAAACTGCAAACTTCTTATTTGTTGATGAGTTACGCGAAATCTCAGAAGAAGCATGGCAAGCAGCAACTCCAATCACTAGAGCTACATCTGGACAAATATTTGCTTGCAGTAATGCCGGAGATTATTTCTCAACTGTATTAAATACTATCCGTGAAAACGCTTTAAGTTATCCTGCTAAATCACTTGGCTATTATGAATATTCAGCACCTCAGCATTGTAAAATAAATGATAAAAAAGCATGGGCAATGGCTAACCCGGCACTTGGATATACCATTACAGAAGAAACTTTGGCAGAAGCTGTGGCAACAAACTCAATAGAAGCTACAAGAACTGAAATGCTTTGCCAATGGATTGATTCATTGCAATCACCTTGGGTGCATGGATCTATCGAGGCTTGCAGTCAATCAGACTTGGTGCTACCAGTAGGAAGCCAAACCGTCTTGGCTTTCGATGTTGCACCCACTAAACGATCAGGAGCACTTGTTGCAGCGCAAGTGCTTCCTGACGGTAAAATTGGCGCAGGCTTAATGCAGTTATGGTCATCTGAGGTTGCAATTGATGAAATCAAGATGGCTAGTGATATAAATGATTGGGCTATGAAATATCGGCCAATGAAAATCCTGTATGATAAATATGCAACGCAATCTATTGCCCAAAGACTTGAACAATCAGGTCATAAGGTAGAAGATTGCTCTGGACAATCTTTCTATCAGGCTTGTAGTGATCTTGGGGATTCACTTGCAAACTTGAGGCTTGTTCACTCGGGGCAACCAGACTTAGTCGCACACTTAAACAATTGTGCGGCTAAGACTAATGATGCTGGATGGAGAATCATTCGTAGAAAATCTGCCGGTGATGTTACAGCTGCAATTTCACTTGCTATGGTTGTACATGAACTTGGAAAACCTCAGCGTGTCGCAAATATTATAATATAGTAGTAATTGTCCGTTTTATGCTATAATATCCCACTATGGGTATATTGGCTAATCTGGGATTCACAAATAATAAAAAATCCGTTAAAGCTCAATATGCTCCTGCCATTATGGATGTGCCTTATGGCACTTACTTCGGTAATAATAATTTTGGCGGATATAACAATTATGTTAATGCAATTGATCGCCAAGCAGCTGTGTCAGTACCAGCTGTTACAAGATGCTTAAATTTAATTAAAGGCGTAATATCTTCTGTACCACTTGAAGTTTATTCAACAAACACAGGTGAAGAATTAGTAAGTCCAGTTTGGGTAAATCAACCAGATAAAAGACAACCACGATCAGTAACTATTGCCTGGACAGTAGATTCATTATTCTTTTATGGTGTTGCTTATTGGCGTGTAACAGAAATTTATGCAGATGACAATCGCCCTGCAAGATTTGAATGGGTACAGAATGATCGCGTATCACAAAAGTTAAATAAAAACAATACCGAAGTTGAGTATTACATGGTTGACTCAATTCGAGTACCTATGGATGGTGTCGGATCATTAGTTACATTCCAAGCAATGGATCAAGGATTATTATTAAGAGCTGCTAGAACAATTAAATCAGCAATCGATATTGAGGCAGCCGCTGCAATTGCTGCACAGACCCCAATGCCTTCCGGATATATCCGGAATACCGGTGCTGACCTTCCAGATGCACAAGTTCAAGGATTATTGGCTACATGGAAGCAAGCAAGACAAAATCGTTCAACTGCATACTTAACTTCATCTTTAGAATATCAACCAGCATCATTCTCACCTAAAGACATGCTCTACACAGAGGGATCCCAATATTTAGCAACTCAAGTTAGTAGAGCTTGCAATGTTCCGGCATACATGATTAGTGCAGATATGAATGGCAGTTATACCTATAACAACATCCTTGACGCGAGAAAAGATTTTGTTTCAAGTTCGCTACAACCATTTTTAACTGCAATAGAAGACCGTTTATCTATGGATGATTTGACTCCTAGAGGACAAGTAGTTCGATTTAGTATTGATGAAACATATTTAAGAGCTGATGCAGTTACCAGATTAAATGTAATAGAAAAAATGATAAATCTTGGTTTGATTACAGTTGATCAAGCACGAGGCATGGAAGATCTAGCACCGAACGGAGAATCAGGCGTTGATATTAACCTTCAGTAGCCCAATAGAGGCCAGCGATGCTGGTCGCAGAATTATCTCAGGCGTAGTAGTGCCATTTAACAAAGTTGGCATGACATCTGCCGGAGCAGTTGTATTTGAACCCGGATCTATCAGCATTGAAGATCCAAAGAAAATTAAATTATTAGCACAACACTCAGCAACAGATCCAATCGGTCGCGCTTTGTCATTCTCAGAGACATCAACCGAAATTCGTGGTCAGTTTAAGATTAGTGCTAGCCAAAAAGGTCAAGATTATTTGATTATGGCATCTGAGGATCTAATCTCAGGTTTATCAGTAGGTGTAGAAGTAACTGCATCTAAGCCCGGCCGCGATGGCACACTTTATGTGTCAGCAGCAAAGTTAACAGAAGTTTCCTTAGTCGAAAGTCCTGCTTTTCAGGATGCAATCGTTACCAAGGTAGCAGCGAGCGAAAGCGAGACTGCAGAAGCAACCCAAACCGAAAACCAAACCGAAAGCGAGGCAATCGTGGAAGATAAAACTCCCGTAGCCGCAACACCAGAGGTTGAAGCTGCTGCAGCTCCAGAAGCAGCACGCCCAACTATCAAAGCAGCAACAGCACCATACAGCTCACAAACTGTACGCCATGGAATTACATCTATGGGTCGTTACACAGAGCACAAGATCAAAGCATCTCTTGGCGATGAAACATCAAAGCTATGGATTGCAGCATCCGAAGATCCACTAGTTGTTCAAGCAGCAGTTGACTCAATCGGTACAACTAACCCTGCATTCAACCCAGTACAGTACCTACGCGAGTTCGTGTCTAACACAAACTTCGGTACTCCAGCAATCGATGCAATCAGCCGTGGCACTTTGCCATCATCTGGTATGTCATTCTCAATTCCATCACTTGATACAAACGGTGGCGGAACTGCACCTACAGTAGCTTCAACTGCTGAATCAGGCACACCATCCAACACAGGTATGGTTACTGATTACATCACAGGTACTGTTTCAAAGTATGCTGGACAAAACACAGTAACTCTAGAACTTCTAGAGCGTTCTGACCCAATTTTCTACGATGAGTTAACAATCCAAATGCAACGCGCATACCTAAAGGCAATCGATGCAGCTGTAATCGCTGGATTTATTTCTGACGGAACCGCAGCAACTGCACAAGCAGGAAGTTCTGCTGGAATTATTGCTTATGTAGGCACAGAGTCACCAGCAGTTTATTCTGCTACTTCATACTTTGCTCGCAACCTAGTTGTGGGAACTGGTCTATGGGGAACTCTTATTGGAGCAACTGATTCATCAGGTCGCCCAATCTACAACGCACAACCAACTTCAACTGCGATGAACTCAGCTGGTGTAACTAGCCCAACTTCAATCCGCGGCAATGTACTTGGCCTTGATCTATATGTTGATAACAACGCAGTATCCTCAGTTGCTACAAACTGTGCATTCATCGTTGCTCCAGAAGCAGCAACTTGGTACTCATCACCAACTTCATACTTCTCAGTCAATATCGTTTCAAACATGCAAGTACAACTAGCAATTTACGGCTATGGTTCATATGTAACCAAGCAAGCTGGCGGTATCCGCAAGTTCGTTAAATCAGCTTAATTAACTAGATCTACCCCGGGTGAGTAGCCCTTCACTCGGGGTAGTTTGAAAGAAGGCAACCATGGCAGCCACTTATGTAACCAAAGCAGAGTTACGCACTAATCTCGGTATTGGTTCGCTTTATAGCGATTCAACCGTTGAAGAAGTGTGCCAAACTGCTGAGGATTTATTAAATTCTTATTTATGGTTTGATTCAGTACCAGTAGTAGCGGCTGCCTTGGCTTCAAATGTGGCGACTTTAATTTTATCGACTCCTGGCTCATACGCTGCCGGACAAACTGTTACAATCTCTAACTGTGGGTCTACATACAACGGTTCGAGAGTTATTACTTCAACTTTTCCTTGGTCTGTTGGCTCTACCACTTTTCCTTATTTCACTTTTTTCCCTTGGAATAATTTTAACTTTCCTCGCGGCTATAGTCTTATTCAGTTTAGCGTTACGGCTGCTGACGATCCCTATCATCTTATTGTGCCTTATGGTAAAGCGGCTGGTGTAGATACAAAACAAACTTCATACGCAACTACTCCAGCTGTTCGTGAGGCGGCCATGATGCTAGCGGTAGACATCTGGCAGGCTCGGCAGACTCCAGCTACCGGTGGATCTGCCGTTGATTTCCAACC